ACCTCCTAAATATGTGCTCGTGAAGCTGGAGTTGAATCCATTGGTAAACTCACCCGTAGTGGGAGCGCCAGCGCTGGTGCCAATCGTTACTACGTTGCCGTAGGTGTTTCTAATTTCTTGACCAGTTAAGTTCATGTCTTAATATTTTTATGATTCCCAAACATCGTTAGCATCGTCCCATATCTCCGGATATGTGCTCCATATAATAGCAATGATGCTGCCGCCAACGGCAACAATCCGCTTATACATCTGTAGTCCTAAGCCTAACATCTTAAGCGATGTATGCTAGGACACTACCACTAACAACAGATACTTCAGAGAACAGCCCATAGATGGCCGTTCCGGCAAGCATAACCTGCCCGCTTAAATCATCTCCAGCCTCGGAGGTCATTGATACAACAGAATCTTCAAGAGCATACACGACGCGGTAGTGCTCTCCGGCAGTACTGGTGCCACTCGTTACAATACGACGGAAACCAAACTGACCAAATGACGCCAGCTGAAAGTTAGCTGGGTTATTGATGTTCGAATAAGACATAGCCAAATAAAAAGTTAAAAGTTAAAGGTGCAATGCTACGCACCACAAAGATATTAATATTTTCCTTTCCTACTTTTGGGGGATGATTGAGTACTACCACCGGGTCCAGCCCATAAGTTTTTACACGCCCAGTACCGCGGCGTTAGTTTGTTGGTCGCGCTCGAGCACTTGTGACGCGCTCGAAATGACTTACGAGCAGCAGCACTATAGTTGTGCCCATAGCCAGTAGCGCCGAAGTGAATGAGCTTCTCCTGCCCGTTGGCGCAGGCCTTGACCATCTTCTTCTTGCCAGCGCGGTCCGATTTCGTCGGACGGTTGCAGGCCATCTTACTTTTATTTGCCACGTCTTACTGGTTTTACACGTTTACCCATACCCACCCGAGACTTCTCAGCCTTCTTCTTGGCGAGCGTTGAGCGAGACATCTCGCCCTTCGTTACTGGGGTCTTTGACGACACACGCTTGCTAGGTCGGCAGTATTCATTCTTACCACCCCCGCCGCAGGGCTTACCCGTCCGGGTATCTACCCACTTCTCAGCAGTCCAGCGCTTTAGGCTCTTTCCCTCCTGCGTCTTACGCACACTGCCGCTAGCCTTGCGACATTTCGCAATAGCCTGACTGGCGCGAGCACTAGGGAATATCTTATACTGCGCCTTGACCTTAGTATAGCAAGCGTCTTTCGGCATTACTTTTTCTTGCTGTACGGCTTAGACATAGGCTTACCGCCTCTGCTCTTATGCGTACATGGCATGTCTTTTTTCTTCTTCATGGTACAACCACAACTCATATTAGTTAACTTTGGTACAAATATACTTTAAATGAAATATCCCCTTACCACGGCAGAAAAGCGCCTGAAGGAGAAGGTAGAGAAACGAAAAGCAGCAAAGACACGCCTTCCCCTAACCAAGAAAGAGCGCGTCTACAGACAGGCAGAATACAAAAACGACTTCATGAAGTACTGGCGCGTAGTACGCCGGTGGCTGATGGTTAAGCACAACCTCAACATAACGGATATCGACATGCTGCTGTTCCTCTTCTCCGAGGGATACTTCACCGTTAAGAAGTTCGAGGAGTACCAGACCCTGTTCTCGTGGGACAAGAAACGCCTCAAGCGCCTTATCGACAACGGGTGGATACATATATGGCGCAACCACGGCGCCGGAAAGGCACGCCTATACGAGATAACGCCGCACTGCCGCGCCGTCATACAGAACATGTACCGCAAGCTAAACGGTGAGTGTATATCCGAGGATATGTACCGCAACCCCATCTTCAGAAACGAGGCCGGATACGCCGACAAGATGCACCGCAACTACATCCTAAAGCTCAACGAGTCTATTCGACAAGGACAACGTCGCGCTCGAGTATCACGCTATAAACTTCGCCTTCGAGAATCATCGAATGACCAGCAGAACGGTCATACTGAATGACATCACCGTCCGCAATAGCCGTCACATCCGTGCCTACACGCACCACGTGGGCCCTCTTATAGCGCACATTTAAGTCGTCATCCTGAATCATAAGACCACTGGAGGTGACCTTTTGCTCGTCTATTTGCTTGATAATCAGGTATTTACCTATTGCTTTCATCGTATCTCCCATAAAAAGTCCTCTACCCAGATGGGGGTTCTCTCTCCCATCCACGCGTTGAACGTATTAAACTCAAGGAACTCGGCGGCCTCTTCTTCGCCCATATCTCTAGCCATGATGGAGATGGCCTTACTGCGTGAGTACACAACGCGGAATGACACCGGGTCGATACCAATGATGGCGCCGTCTAGTCCGTCGGCGAACAGCAGGCCCTCGTCATCATGCCCGCCGTAGAACTCAACAATCAAGTCCTTCATTTGTCCTCGTAGGTTCTAGCCAGCGTAACGATGGCGTTAGTACTCAGTATGGTCGTTGCCACACTCACGGCATTCTTCAGGGCGTTCTTAGTGACCTTCAGTGGGTCGATGACGCCCATCTTGTACATGTCTCCGTAGACGTTGTTCTTCACATCGTAGCCGTTGTTGTCGTCATCCGACACGTCGAACATAATCTCCGTAGCGTTGAGGCCGGCATTCTCGAGTATCTGCGTCAGCGGAGCCGATAGGGCATACGCCATTATGGAATACGCGATACGCTCCTCGCTGGAGAGCTCCGGGTTATGTGACTGTATGTGGCAGGTGTCCGCCTCGCGCCATAGCGCCAGACCACCGCCGGGGAGTATCCCCTCCTCAAGAGCGGAGCGCACAGCACACACCGCGTCATCGACGCGGTCAAAAATCTCTTTCTGCTCGACGTCAGAGTTACCACCCACATATATGATACCGATACCTCCCGTCAGGCTAGCAATACGCTGCTTTATGAAGTCCCTATCACCGCGCTTGGTGGCAGCGTCGTGCGCTTCCCACAGCTCCTTCACTCGTGCGTTGATGTCGTCGCTCTGCCCTTCGTCGCGCACGATTACCGTGCTGTCCTTGCCGACGATGACCTTAGCGGCGTGGCCGAGGTCTTTCATCGTCACCAAACTTAGGTCATCGCCCATGCTCTCGCTTATGAACCGCCCGCCTACGCTCACAGCAATGTCACTCATCAGCTCGTGCTGCTTGTATCCGAACTGAGGGGGTGTGATGGTGCACATCTTAAGGCCGTTCTTCACAACGTTCGCCGCCAGCGTATTACCAACCTGCGTGCTACAGGGGCCTATGATGAGGAGCTTCTTACGGTCCGCCACAATAGGCTTCAGGACCGACTCCACCTGCAAGACGTTACTAATCTCGTGGTCTGTCAGTAGGATGTACACGTCCTCGAGGATACACTCATCCTTCTTCTGGTTGTTGACGAACAGCTTGTTGTCATAGCCGCGGTCAATCTTAATACCGTCCGTTACGTCGCAGTATGTGGCCTCGCTCATGCTCTTCTCCACCGTCACGAGCCCATTCTCTCCTACCTTATTGTAGGCCTCCGCTATGATACCACCGATGACGGGGTCGTTATTGGCGGAGATGGCCGCCACATCCTTAATCTTACGTGCACCCACCCTACGCGAGCGCTTCTCAAGGGAGCCCACCACGTCGTTGGCGATGCGCTGCACCTGCCGGATGACCTCCGTGCTGTTCACCTCGGGGGTGATGAGCGACATACCGCGTACAGCAATGGCCTCCGTCAGCACAATAGCCGTGGTGGTGCCGTCACCGGCGCTTGTCGCCGTCCTATCGGCGGCCTCCTTCATCATACGAACGGCTAGGTTCTCCACGGGGTCAATAAGGTCGATGCTCTTGGCAACAGTAACACCATCCTTAGTGACAGTAATCCCGTGGGTATGGTATTGGCTTTCTATCAGCACCGTCTTACCGCGAGGACCGAGGGTGCTCTTCACCGCCTTGGCGATTGTGGCGATGCCGTTGCCTAATCTGCGACGCGCATCGTCGTCGAACGTAAGGCTCTTTGGTGTGTAGTCCATAATTTGATTTGATTAGCTACCCCAAATATACTTAAAGGCCGTCGATATACCTAACCAAATCCTTAATGGAATGGTAGAACACCACGCCCCCCATCTCACCGTTGAAGTAGTCGTTGGAGTGCTCCCTCTTAAAGGCAGCCCACATCTTCGTATAGGGATTGTAGTGAAACAAGTAGTCCTGAAAGTGCTCCGAGTGTGCCATTGTAGTAGTATTATACCACAAATATACCATATCGACACAACACGTGTCGCGCGAATGCGCACTTTGTGTCAATATTGGAAATCATAACTGGCTCTTATTGTGTAAGTTAACTCACTCAATGACAGAAATGTCGTTTTTTGAGGGCTTTTCCCTATCTCTCTATATATATTTTACCTGAGAGATATATTTTTTTTTAATTAACTGCTCTAAAAATCGACATAAATGGAATATAAGAGATAACTATCTAGTTTCTAATTAGATAGCTAAAACAAAATCGACACAAAATCGACACAAAATCGACACAGAGTGACACAGTGCTGGACTCATAGGACTTATATGGGCATATTGAGTCTAGTAGTAACTCCTATGAAAATAGAAAGAGGGGACCGAAGTCCCCCCTAACCAGCAATCAATCATATCGTATTACTTCATGGAGCGCATAGCCATAGCCTCCATCATAGCCTCAGCAGCCTCCTTCTTCATCTGCGCCATCTTCTTGTGACGAAGAGCAGACTGAATACCCGTCTCTCCGGGATTAATAGGACTGGAGTCTTGAATCATCTTTACCGTTTTCATAACCAGAGAAAATTAATACTTAACAAACCAACATGCAACTGAAGCTCACTGTAGTCCGTCTCCTCGTCAACACCATAGTAAGCAAAGCCTACCAAGAATCCATTGCGAACACGGTTCTGAACCTGAATCATCCACTGCATACACAAATATACGAATATCAGATGAGTGTAGTGTTTGGGTTATATGCCAGTATACGCGCCGTGCCCCGCGCCGGAAAGCGATTTTTTTTTCGAGGGGGGGGGTCGCGATTTCAAAATTTCCTTGCGGATTTTTGGCGAATCCGTGTTTAAACATGCATCGACAAGGAATTAGATGTTTAAACAAATAAATCGAGCATCGGAAATGCGTGTTCAAACAAACAATAATAAACTGCGCACGGGGGGAGCCGTCCTCCCACCGATAAAGAGAAAGCCGTCTCACCTTAGACTCTTTTCAACCGACCCGAGGAAAGAGAGGTCGGTTAGCCCCTCCCCCGACCTACATCTCCCTTAATTTCCGACAAACTATACTTTTCTGCGTTTTGTAACTCGCTGATATTCAGTGAGTTTGAAAGTCAGTTCAGCGTTTCATACGCAAAACTTTTTTAATATGCAATAGTTGGAAACCGAAACCTTCGTGAGTCCTTTGCAATGTCCAACCGACATAGCATGGTCAACGAGCCATGAGGTTGGGGCGGAGATAGGCAACGAGACACTATAGTCCGCAACGCTCTTTGAAATAGCCCGAGGGGAGATAGCCACGAGGGATGACTGCTGAAGCCGTGAGGAGTACAAGTACCGAACGGAGGCGAGTGGGAGGTGTTCCCTCCTATGAGCCAAGACAATGACCACCGCAGATGAGCGCACCATAGAGTGCGATGGTGAGCAATGGACACGAAAAGACACGAGGGAGGCAGTTGTCGCGGATGGGGAAATAGCCGAGGGATAGCGGTCAGCGATGAGAGGCAAAATTGAAAGCCTCTGCGATGTAGCCTTACATGGTAGAGATACCATAGATGCGAGAGTAGAGCATGGGACACCATGGTACTTGATGGTAGCACGGGGTGAGCAGAGACAAGTAGGTAGGTGCCCGAGTTAGAAAAACCGACATAAAGGTCACATGATTGAGGTGGCGGTGCAGTAGGGGTGAACCTACCGCATTGTCATTGGGGCGCATGGTGGTCATGAGGGGTTCGTTTCCCCTCCGCCCCACTAAAAAACCAAGAACCATGAAATACATTCCTTCCACGGATGACCAATGGATAAAGTTGGTCACCACGAGCCGAAAGTCCTTCGGCAGAGCCTCCACGAGAGGCGCGAACTACCACGCCAAAGAGCGTGGTTTGGTGGTTAAGAAAAACCGCATTTCGGATGCTATCCGAGAGGCAATAACCGCCGACTATGAGAACACCCGTTTAGTATATGTGTGTCACGCTAAATAATAGAAACCATGACTATTGAAGCATTAATTCGTGAAGAGTTGGAACATGACTACTACGCCATGGAAACCAACCCAAGGGTCGACAAAGGCATCCTCCGCTTAATGGAGTGCGTCATTGAAGACATTCAGGTTAACTGACGAGGGTTCAGTACCCGAAACGCCGTGAGGCGTCTTAACCAAAAACCTTAATCTAATGATTAATGACTTGAAAGAAATTCGCTTGGTACGAAACCTCCGAGCCGAATACAATCAGCGAGTGCTAAAGCAGTACCGCACCGAGAATTCTCTCATCACCACTCAAGAGACCCTCCAAGGGGATGTTTTCCTCTCGCACGAACAACGAGTTGGTGAGCGCAGAACGAGCACTCATTCTTACGGCTTTGAGGCGGACAACACTCGCAAGATGCACCTCCGCAGAACCAAAAACGCCGAGTTGATAGAGTTTAAGTTGGTGTGTGATATCATCACCATTGACTACAACTTTAGTGAAGAGCCTCGTTTCGTTACTACGGAAATGTCCGAAGAGACGGCTCAACTCGCACCTCGTATGAAGGTCATTTACGGCACGAAGGAGGCGAAAGCCCTCCGAGATATGGCTCGTATGCAATACACCCTCAAAGACCTCTACAAGGGCAAAGAAACCCAAGGAATTGATGCCCTTGGTGCAATCAAGCCGGGCATCATCATTGACTGCCTCTCGGAATTGGTTGAACGAGCAGATGCTGTCTGCGAGTGGGGCACGATATGGGATGCTAAAGATGTTGCATACAAACTTGAGGAAAAGGTTGACTTCCAATTCAAGACGCCGACCTTGAATTTCAACGCCAAATAAGCAAAGGTTAACTGACGAGTGCTTTAGTAGCCGAAACCGCCTCCGGGCGGTCTTAACCAAAAACTCTAATATCATGACAAAGACCGACATCTTTGAAAAAGTAAAGCAGACCCTCATTGAGGGCATTGAAAAGGACGGCTTGAATTGGTTCAAGCCATGGAAGGATTCACGAGGCGGTGGTTTGGACGATTGGCGTCCTATCAACCGCAAGACGGGTCAACCCTACAAGGGCATGAACATTTGGTTCTTGAGTTCAGCGATGCGTGACATGGGCTATGAGCACAACGAGTGGCTCACCTATAAAAACGCACAAGAGTTGGGCGGTAGTGTCCGCAAGGGCGAGTCCTCTACCGAGGTGTTCTTTTGGAACATTGGGTATTGGAATCCAACTACCAAAAAAGCCTACAAAAGCATGGCTGATGCCCTCGCCAAGGGTGAGAGCAAGGAGGACATCAAAGAATTCTTCTCGCTGAAGGTTTGGAATGTGTTCAACATTGCTCAATGCGATGACATTGAGCCACGCAACCCAAGCCAACCCATTGAGCCCGAGGAGGAGAATATCTTCAGCCCTATCGAGGAGGCGGAGCGCATCATTGCCGAGTGGGACACAAAGCCTCGCATACAACACGGAGGCAACTCGGCTCACTATAGCCCGAGCATGGACTATGTGCAGATGCCCGAACCAAAAAACTTCGTGGACGGGGACTCTTATTATAAGACGCTCTTCCATGAGTTGGTGCATAGCACGGGACATGAGACGCGCCTCAAGCGCAAAGGCATCGTGGAGTTTGATAAATTCGGCTCCGACCGCTATGCGATGGAGGAGTTGGTCGCAGAGAGCGGTTCTATGATGTTGACGGGTCTTGCGGGACTCAACCCGAAGGATTCCGATGACAACTCGGTTGCCTATGTCAAGAATTGGTCGAAGCGACTCAAGCAAGAGCCAAGCAAGGCGATTGTTGGAGCGCTGACTCAATCAGCCAAGGCTGTTGAGTTAATCATGGGCAAGTAAGCCCGAAAGGATGGATGGTCGCAGAGGGGGTTCGACTCCCCCTCCATTCCCAAACTTAATAACCAAACTCACGAGTGCGAGAGGATAACACGGCACAACTACGATGATGACTAAAAACCTCATCTCTACGGCTAAATGGGGAGGTATGTTCCTCGCCTACAACGCCCTCTTCTTCTTGGTGGGATACTTGTTTCTCGCCTTGTTCAACGGACTCGATATGTCCACTTGGTGTAATGAGGTAGTGAATCTACTGCATGTAGTTGCGCCTTTGTTAGGGTTCGCTGTTTTCATGGCGGATATGATTGACCAACCCAATAATAAATAAGGCCATGAAAGAAGATTTGTTAATGCAGATTTCCTCAATCCTCAGCCACACTCACGCTCATCGGCTACTGATGAAGTTGGGCGCAAAGGTGGGTCTCAATGATGATAGCCAAGAGGAGTTTGTCAATCGGCTTGAAGCGTTTGCCGAAGAAACAATGCTTGAACTGCTCGATGAGCAAGAAGAAGATTAATCAAATAAAATTAAATGCTATGGAAAACTACAAGAAAGTCGAATGGAGCGACCTCGATGAGGCGCAGAAGAACATCGCCGATGTTGCGTTCAACAAGGTCGATGCGAAGTACCAAGCCCACCTCGAACGGGCTACTGAACTACGCAATATATTAATAGAGGCGGGGTTTGACAAGGATGATGTCCGTCACCCTAAATACACCAATGAAGTGTCCGAACGGGAGGAAATCATTGAGTTGGACGGCGAGAAGGTGAAGGTCTCCAAGTGGATGCATGTCTACTGCGGTGAGGTCATGATTCGTATGCCCAAGGCCATGCACGACGGACTCGGTAACTATTATATGGAGAACCTATGGACAAATGTCAAGTTCGATGTGTCCTACCCTCGGTGGATGGCTGAACCCATCTATGATAAGAAGAAACTTGAGTGCGGTGCGCTCTCCAATCGGGCTATCAAGCCAAGCACTCTGCTTGAGAAATACAAAGAGCATTGCGAGGGTGTTGAGCATCGTATTAATAGAGAGAACGACTACCGAGTTAAGGCCAAGCGCCACCTCTCTATATATAAGGAGAAGTACCCCGATGCTGATGTGTCGCTGAAGCGCACCGAGCGTTGGGTACAAAGCAGTCGCTCAACCCACGGGAATTGGGAGGTGAAGATTGTGTTCCCGAACGACAACTACGCCTACATCCGAGTCAATCGCTACAACCACAACGATGATGAGATTGTATCGTTCTCGTGGAATGCGTGGGACACGGCTGACACGGAAGGCAAATTAGATATTCTATCTGCACAATAGGTTTTTGGTTAGATAAGTGGGGGAGGTGTGCAGACCTCCCCTTTTTAAATCAAGTAGCATCATGAGTACCATTATAGTAAACAATGTCGAGATGCCCGAGGCGCATGTCGTATTAATCTTCGCCAAGGGGGCGCTGAAGATATTGTCTATGGGCATGACCATACGCAATGTATCCCTCACCAAGATTAAAAAGAAGTTAGCCTCGGAGGGTATAGTATTAAAGGGGAGAACGCATGTCGCATGTCTCGCCGAGGTGGAGGAGTTGTTGTCCTCATACGACAAAAAAAGTTCCTGACCAAATTTTTTATTCGAAACTTTCAAAAGTCATTTGTGATATGAAACACGCAGAAGATATCAAGAAGATGCATGTCCGCCTCTCGGATGGTGGGCTCATCGAACTGCTCTATGCGGATGAGCAAAGGCTCACCCCCATTGCAACCTTTGAGGTTGACAAAGACAATCCATTGGAGGATGATTGGTTTGAGTTCATCTATAAGAATGAACCATACGACCTAAACATATGGTCGACCTTCACCCAAGAAGAGGGAGAGCACATGGGTGCATCTATCTATGAGGTAATCTTGGATGGAGACACCTATGATACGGATACGGCAGAGTGGGTAACAATTGGAATTTTTTCTTAATCATGAGTAAGATTTCACAAAACTCAGCATTCAAGTGGAGCGCTGAAGATTTAGTTTCAAATGCAGATAGAGCATTTATGAATGGGCACATCAGTGCAGAAGACTACAAAAGCATTCGTATCATGAGCGATGATGACAAGTTGTTTTACTTGGAGGGTATTGTTGAGCAATTTCAAGAGCATCTAATTGAGTCCATCAATAATGATATATATGCAACCATCGTAGACAACTTTAATCAATTAAAAAAATGAAAGTAGTTAGCATTAGATATTGGGAAACTCGCCGAGGCATTGGCTACGAAGCCGTAACTGATTTCGGTGGCACGATTTGGAACGATGGGATGGGTGGAGGCACATACCTCATGCCCACTTGGAAGAAGGACGGGAGTAACTTAACCAACGCCCAACTGCACGACCTACTACCCAACGATGTACGAACGGGGTGGGCGTATGAGCAATTCTTGGACAACTTAATTAACATTTACGAAGGAACGCCATTGCTATGAGAGATAATAGTTTACCATGGGAGGTGTTTGACGGGGGCGTCTACGAAGACCTCCTCCTTGACACACAAATTGACTACAAGGCCGAGCGCATTGTAGTAGCGGATGAGTGGGGTACTGAAGTTCAGTACCATGTAGTAGATGTACGGGTCACCCTCCGCCACAACGGACGCCAAATAGGTGTTCACTTGGACAATCACTTTAAGTATGAACTCGAGGAAACCATCAGCAGTTACCTCACAAGAATCAACGAACGATGAAAATTAAATTCAGTGGCGATAGCATCGCCATCTACACCTCGCTTAACGGACACCAAACAAAAGTCCGCATCGACCATATGGTTCGAGATGAGCGTTGCCTTGGAGGACACAAGGTCTATGTCAAGACAATCGCCAAGGGGAGACCAAGTAAGAACCCCTTCCGTTATGTTCCTATTAATAGAATCAAGTTCTTGTCATGATGAAGTTTGCTAAGGAGATGCTACTTGCAACTCTCGCTATGATGCTGATTGGCTCCGCCTCGGTGAGCATTGTCCTCTATCAAGAGGGCTCTGCCGATGCTATATGGGTAGCCATGGTATGCATGACCTCATTCTTTTTATTAATCACTAAACTTAAATAAGCCATGCCGAATTGGGTATACACCACAATCAAAACGGACGCCAAGAACGAAGCGTTCGTTAAGGAAGTCATGGGTAAGGGCGGACTCTGCGAGTACTACCTCCCCATGCCCGATGAAATCCGTTTCACCAACTCCCCTAATCGTATTATAAGCGAGGAGGAGTACGCCATCAAGGAAGCGCTCGGTCAAACGAGAGAAGAGAATAACTACACCACATCGTACTACCAAACGCAGGAGATGGTCGATGAACTGAAGGCCAAGTATAGCGCAGAGAATTGGTACGATTGGGCGCACATGTATTGGGGTACGAAGTGGGGCGATAGCCGTATGGAGTACGACATAGACGGAGACACCATGTATATTAGATACCAAAGCGCATGGTCACCCGTCACTTGGGATATTGTTGAGACCTTCATGACTCATCTTGTCAATGCTGAGTACACATGGGAGGAGGAGCAAGGCTTCGGCGCTCAGGTCATATATATAAACGGAGACTTTGATAGCATGTTGGAGTGGGACATGCCCGTGTTTAAGTACACGGCGTGGTTAGACACCGAGGTGCAGTCAAGTACCAACAGCAGTAAGTTCGTACAAGAAATGTACGGCTACTTGGAGGAGGACTACGAGAACAACATGGGAGTCTACGAGAAGGGGTGGCACTGCTATTCCGATTGGTATACCGAGAGCAGTCTCGTTACGGATGAGGAGATGATTAAGAAACTTGAATCCATGAAGACCGATGAGCAGATTGAATTCTAATCCCAAAGAGATGGAGCAGTTCATGCGAATTGCTATGGCTCGGCTAAGAGGCGAATATAGATTCGCCCCTCAGCGCCGAGCAGTTGCCGCCCGAATGTATACTAAATGGTTAAATAGAAAATGATGTTTCGTATACCGAGCATCAGTTCAAACCTTAAAACGAAGATATGAAAACACCAATGCAAGAGTTGATTGAGCAACTCCAAAACAAATACGAACAACTACAACAGAGCGGAGACCTTGTAGCCGCTATGTATGTACAAGATGCAATTGAACTTGCACACTCTATGCTTGAAAAAGAGAAAGAGGCAATATGTGAGTTTGCTGCAAACTATGCTACCGGATGCGATAGTGGAACAATAATCACATCAGACCAAGCATTTAACGAAACCTTTAATGCCAAATAGAAAATGATGTATAAGTTGACCTTTGTCCCCACTCTGCGCAACACCCTCGCCGTTAAGACTTGCGTGTTGGTAAAGAGTGCCGGCTCCATTGAGGAGTTGTCGAGAATGCAGTACGAAGCCCCCAATCCCTTGGAGTGGATGCTTGAATCTATTGAGGAGTTATGAAGAAGGTAGAAGAGATGTATCCCGAAACGACACAAGCGTTTAAGGAGAAGATGGAGGAGATGTATGAGACCTTCTGCAAGAAGATGTGGGACTACGGCAGTAATAACATCGCCCTTGGGCGTGACCTATCGGAAGACCACAACAAGAAGATGTCCCTGATGGGCATATGGTTCCGCAGTAATGACAAGATGTCACGCATCGAGAACATCCTTGAGCGAGGGGACTTGGCGAGCACCGCCAATGAACCACTTGAGGATAGTTACCTTGACTTGGCCAACTATTCAATCATCGCAACCATCGTCCACAAAAATTTGTGGGGTAAATAAATTGTTCGTAAATTAGCAACGCAATCAAATCATAAACTATGAATCAACTACCTGACAATCAGGAAGATAGAGTCACTATCGTATCGAGCGACTCGCTCTCCACCATGGTGGACTTGTTCAAATCTTTTGGCGAATACTTTCAATTTGATAAAGGAGATGTACATGAAGAGTGAGATATGGAAGCAGTCCATAGATGATGGGCTCTCCGCCCATATAGATTACGGCGAGACCGAGGCCACCATTCTTTATGGTGTGCGCCTCGAGAAGGCCGGCAACAACTACGATTTTTTTATTGCATACGAGGGAGACTTCTATAGGAAGATGCCCCCCAACTATGTAGACACCATCCTTGAGTTAGGGTGGCGCAAGGGGCTGTGTCAACTCCTTGTTGACCGATGTCAAAGAAACATCGATTCAAGGCAGTCATCTTTAGAAAAGCAACTAAATGCAGAGGCTCCCGACCAAAAAGAAATCGACCGACTCGGTGTAGTCATTAGTAACCTTGAAGCCAAGCGTGATAAATACGCGGTTCAACTTTAATCAATCAATCAATTATGTCAAATTCCACTTTCAAAACCTTATCCGAGGTAAGTATCAAGGGTAAGACCGAACGCAAGGGTAATCTTGATTACCTCTCTTGGGCAACAGCATGGTCTATGCTCAAGCACCACTATCCCAATGCTCAACGCATTGTATATGAAGACCAAGCCACCGGCTTGAACTTCTTTACCGATGGCCGTAGTGCATATGTCAAGGTGGGTATTGTCGTTGATGAGTTAGAGCACATCGACTACTTGCCCATTATGGACTACCGCAACAACGCCATTCCCATTGACAAGGTAACATCCTTCGATGTGAATAAAACCATTCAGCGGTCAACGGCTAAGGCTATTGCGCTCCATGGTCTCGGCCTATCCTTGTGGATGGGTGAGGACATCGCCGATGTGGCTCCCGTAGTGCAGAGCGCACCCGAGCAACTACCACTAAAGGTTGGCGATGCCAATTGGGAGAAAGTCTCTAAATATATAGAGGCTAATAAGGGGCTTGGCTCCGATGCCATCATCAAGAACCTTGAGGTTAAGTATAAGATTACTGCCCAAGTGAAGACTGCCATCAATAAGGCTTGCGCGTGATGCAGAACATCATCGAGAAACTCAACGATGATGCGAATTACTACGGAGAATTGGGGAGGCAGTTCCTCTCCAACTCCGACATTCGCTCACTACTAAAAGACCCGCGGTCTTTTAAGCAACCACAGCCCGAGAGCAAACCACTCATTGAGGGGCGCTACTTCCACACCCAACTCCTTGAGCCTGAGAAAGTTAAGGACATTGAGGTGGTGGATGCATCTACTCGCAACACCAACATCTACAAGGATGCTGTTGCGAAATCCAAATCGGACATGCTATTATTAAGAAGCGAGGCTGATGAGATTGACGCCATCGTGTCTGCGATGAAGAGCAACTTCCGGTTTTACGAATTAATCTACGGAGACAACAACGCCTATGAGGTTCCCAATGTGCAAGAAATAAAGGGCGCAATGTGGAAGGGCAAGGCTGATGTTGTCAATCACTCCGAGGGTCTTGTGATTGACCTCAAGACCACACAAAATATCGATGACTTCCGTTGGTCGGCACGCAAGAATAACTACGATAGCCAAGCGTATATATATCAGATGCTCTTTGGTTACCCGGTGTTGTTCCTTGTTGCCGAGAAGGGAACCGGTCGCCTTGGAATCTATAATGTCAGCGAGGACTTTCTTCGTGGCGGGGAGGAAAAGGTCGAGCAGGCTCTTGATGTTTACCATAAGTTCTATGGCGAGCATGCTACTGAAGACATCGATAATTATTTCTTTTCCGAAACCCTTTAATCCCTGAACTATGGCTCAAGAAAAAATCTTCGCCGACGGCTTCATCTTGAAGCGCAGAGAAAAGGCTCCCGACTTTGTATTGGGTAGTCTCTCTATCAAACTTGAGGAGGCACTCCCCTTCTTGAACAGCAACCAAAAGAATGGTTGGGTTAATCTTAATCTTATGATATCCAACACGGGTAAATACTATGTGGAATTGGATACATTTGTCCCTAAGAAACAAGAGGACAATGCTCAACCTGCGGCGCCGACACCAAGTGTTGCCGTAGACACGGAGGACTTACCATTCTAATTAGGGGAGGGCGAAAGCCCTCCCTTTATAATCTTTAATCTAATGAGCGAGAGTTTAGTAACCATTTTTAGGAACATCAAGGAGACCGAGCAGCCCTTCTATAGAGATGTGGACTTTATCCTTAATAGAATCAAAGAGGGCGCATCCAAAGAACTCGTAAAGAGAATCCGCTTGGAGAAAGAGAAGAGCGTCATCAATGAACTGAAGCAACAACTGCCTGCCGTCTGCTTTAGTGGCACATTCAACAAGAGGCAAGACAGCGCTATCCAAGAGCACAGCGGATTCCTCTGCCTTGACTTTGACGGCTACAAAAAACAAAAGGAATTACTCGAGGCCAAGGAGCGCTTGGCCAAGGACAAGTATGTATACTCGGTGTTCATTAGCCCGTCCGGCAAGGGACTCAAGGCTCTCGTGCGCATCCCGGCGGAGGTAGACAACCACAAGAACGACTTCAATGCCCTTGAGAATTATTTCTCTGATGAGCACTTCGACAAGACAAGCAAGAACATTAGTCGTGTGTGCTACGAATCCTACGACCCACTCATCTATATCAATCACAACTCAAGCGTATGGACAAGCCTTGAAGACCAACGCTACAATGAGATTGATAAAAAGAAAGACCGACCCACCATTCCAATCACGGATGAGAACAAGATAGTTGACATCCTAATCCGTTGGTGGGAGAAGAAATATCCCATGGTGGAGGGGCAGCGCAATCACAATGTATATATCCTTGCCGCCGCATTCAATGACTTTGGCGTGAGCAAGTCTCTCGCTACCTATGTGCTGTCTCACTATCAAACCTCTGACTTTGGGGAGGGTGAGATTAAGAGAACGATTGACTCAGCGTATTCAGCCACCGAGAAGTTCGGTACCCGATACTATGAGGACGAGGATAGGGTAACCCAAATCAAGAACAAGTTGAGAATGGGTGTGCCAAAAAAAGAAATCCGTCATCAACTTGAAGAGTCCAATGTTGATGGCGATACTATTGACTTGGTTATCTCTCGCATCGAAGAGGAGCAGGCCGGTCAAAAATTTTGGACAAAGAGCGACAAGGGTGTGGTTAAGATTGTGCCTATTCAGTTCAAGATGTTCCTCGAGGACAACGGTTTTTATAAATACAATCCGGAGGGCAGTAAGAACTATGTGTTCGTAAGGGTAACCAATAACCTCATCGACCACACGAGCGAGAACGAAATTAAAGACTTTGTTCTTGACTATCTGCTTGACCTTCAGGATGCATTGGTGTACAATTACTTCGCTGACTTCACCCGATACTTCAAGGAAGATTTCCTTACGCTATTGGCGTCTATCGATGTGTACTTCATCGAGGACACCAAGGATGCGGCCTACCTATATTATAAGAACTGCGCCGTAAAGATTACGCACGACCGGGTGGAGACTATCGACTACCTTGACCTCGGTGGATATGTGTGGAAGGACCACGTAATTGACCGGGTCTTTGAACCCGTCGATGAACCGACTACTGATTTTGAGAAGTTCATCTGCAACATCTGCAACAACGACACCAACCGGATGAAGAGCATGGAGTCTACCATTGGGTTCCTGCTTCACGCCTACAAGGATTTGTCGTTCTGCCCCGCCGTCATCTTAAACGATGAGGTCATCAGCGATAACCCTGAGGGTGGTACGGGTAAGGGCTTGCTCATGAATGGCATATCACAATTAAAGAAGTTGGTAGTCATCGACGGCAAGTCGTTCACCTTCGAGCGCTCGTTCGCATATCAGTTGGTATCGGCAGACACGCAGATACTATGTTTTGATGACGTTAGAAAGCACTTTGACTTTGAAAGGCTGTTCTCCGTGGTGACGGAGGGATTAACGCTTGAGAAGAAGAATAAGGACGCCATTAAGATTCCGTTCAGCAAGTCCCCCAAGATTACTATCACTACCAACTACGCCATCAAGGGCGCAGGCAACTCGTTTGCCCGGCGCAAGTGGGAGTTGGAGTTGCATCAGTATTATAACAAGCACTACACCCCGCTCGATGAGTTCGGTAAGTTGTTGTTCGGCGATTGGGACGATGATGAGTGGTTGCAGTTCGACAACTACATGATTAACTGCCTTCGTGCTTACCTACGGACGGGATTGGTGCAGAGTTCGTTTGTTAACCTGAAGATTCGGCAGTTGTCAGCAGAGACATCACACGAGTTTATTGAGTGGTGCGGTCTCATCGACGGGAACATAGCATCGGAGGTGATGCTTGCTTTGATTGATGGGCGCAAGGTTTACAAGCATGAGTTGTACATGGACTTTATCCAAGAGAACCCGGACTTCGCACCCAAGGCTAAGATGACTATCTCCCGAACGAGGTTCAATAAGTGGCTCACATCTTACTGCGTATTTAAATCAGAGGTTACGCCCGAAGAGGGGCGCGACTCGCAGGGCAGGTGGATGCGCATGAAGAGCAAGCATGAGTTAGAGAAGAATGGAAAATTTGAATTCTAATGGTAGAGTATAGAGATTATCAAAAGGATATTATAAATAGGGGCAGTGACATCCTTGACAAGCATGGGTTCTTGTACCTCGCTATGGAGGTTCGCACCGGCAAGACACTCACCTCCCTCGGGATATGCGAGAAGGTTGGAGCGGACCACGTGTTGTTCCTTACCAAGAAGAAGGCGATATCTTCTATCACGGCAGACCTTGATAAGTTGTGCCCATCGTATGCCATCTTCGTTATTAATTACGAGAGCATACACAAGTTGCCCAATGTGAAGTGGGATATTATTATATGTGATGAGGCGCACTCCATGGGGGCATTCCCCAAGCCAAGCGGCAGAGCGAAGAAGGTGGCGTCTCTTATATATAAGAACAAATCCAAGGTCATCCTGCTATCGGGGACACCAACCCCCGAGTCCTACTCGCAGATGTACCATCAGGTGTATGGCATCCCGAATAACCCATTCAGAAAATATCGTAACTTCTATGCTTTTGCCGCCGACTATGTGCACATTACATCCAAGCGGATTAACGGCTACGAAATCAAAGACTATGGGGGTGGCCTCCGGCACATCCTTGACATGATGTCACCCTATACCATATCCTTTACGCAGAAGGAGGCTGGGTTTATTGTGGAGACAACCGAGAGGATTCTTGAGGTGTCTCTACTGCCATCCACCTATAAGATTATAAAGAAACTCAAGAAGGATGCTGTGGTTGAGGGCAACGACGAGGTTATCCTTGCAGACACGGGCGTCAAGATGATGAGCAAGGTGCATCAGTTGTGCTCGGGGACTATTAAGTTTGAGAGCGGTAACTCTATGGTGCTCGACCTATCGAAGGCTGAGTTTATCAAGAGTCATTTTGCAGGCAAGCGCATTGGTGTCTTCTATAAGTTCAAAGAGGAGCTCAATGCCATTAAGAAAGTATTCGGCAAGGATGTAACCGAAAGCCTCGACGAGTTCAACAAAGGGCGTCAGGTCATAGCCTTACAAATCATCAGCGGACGTGAGGGTATAAGCTTACGGGAGGCGGATGTGTTGGTGTACTACAACATTGACTTCAGCGCCACAAGTTATTGGCAGTCACGCGATAGGATGACCACGAAGGACCGACCCAAGAACGATGTCTATTGGATATTTTCAAAGGGTGGAATAGAGTCAGAGATATACAAAGCGGTAACCAAGAAGAAAGACTACACGCTGAATCACTTTAAACGAGACCTCGTAAATTTACTGAATGATGACGGAGCAGCAGATACAGGGCAAGAGGATTAGGCAACTCGAGGCGCAGGGGTACTATGTCATTAAGTTAATAAAGACAAATAAGAACGGCATACCAGACCTCATTGCCATACCTCCAGACTGCGAAGTGCTTTTTTCCGAAGTCAAAAGGCCGACGGGAAAGCTGTCGGAGTTGCAGAAGTATAGATTAAAAGAATTAGATAAACATGGATGCAAGACAGAAGTATACCGAGGCGAATGAATGTATCATATCGGAGGAGTTCTTAGAATCAATCCGAACATTCAGAAAGGGAGTAGCCATCAACATAGGTGCGCTATTAGATAAGACCATCCATCAAGTCGACGACAACATGGAACTCCCACAACTTTGGGGCGGTGTTGTTGATAATGACGGCAGTGATTTTTATTTTAGCATAGAGGTTTGGTCGCAAGATGACGGAGAGAATACCGCCATCATAGGCATACAAGAGATAAGCCTTGACGACTACCTCGATTTAATTAACTCTAATAGATATCTACATGAACGAGTGGACGTATGTAATTAGTACGATTAACGCAGTTCTTGGCGTTGATATACTGAATGGACGCCGCAACAGGGAATTAGTTGATGCGCGTACTATCTTCTATTACATCATGAGAAATGATTTCAATAAGAAGGTGTCGGCCATAGGGAAGCATGTGTACAAGCACCATGCTACGGTCCTTCACTCGCTGAAAAGTTTTGATATTCTAGTTAAGTCTGATAGAAAGTTTAAGGAGGACTATCAAAAGGTTGTGTCTGCCCTCAATGGGGCAGAGGAAGTCGGAGTGCTATTGACCGAAGATGAGATTAAAAAAATACAAGAAGAAAATTCTTACTTGCTGAGTCACAATGAATTACTAACTTTAGAATTAGAAAAGAAATCCAAGACAATAAAAAAGTTAGAAAACGATATGCTCAAGTTTTCATTTTATATGCCATTGTTTGACAGGATTTCTTATGCCGCCCCTCAAGGAAAAGAAGAGGAGCTCATGAAGAAATTAAATACTTTTTTGAATGGATTACAACTATAACAACATGGAGGAAATCATCGCTAAGAAGTGGTGCAATAGATGCAAGGTTCATAAACTATTGGAGATAGATGCGCGCCTATATACTCAACTCGGGAAGACCTCCAGCAAGAAAGAGAAGCAAGAGGTTAAGCGCATGTCTAAAAAAATTTACACAAATATCAATAAGATAGACCCTGAAATTGGGAAGATATTGTTATCTTCAATGGATTAAATAACTAAGGATGCCCATACACCACATTCATAGTCAGAAAGTTTCAAGCATAAATCACCTAATGAGGGAGCTCAACTCCCTAACGGATGACATATATGAATCATTGATGGATGAGGACCACGAGTCCGCCGCCAATGCAATGACTATATTAATAGCGCAGGTGTCCGGCATCCTTGAAGCATTGAAGGATGGGCAGGAAAACGGTTAGGCTTAGGCTCAAGAACGAAGAGTATGAGTTAGTCCAAAGCCATAGGGCTCTAAAGGAAGAGTGCGAACGCCTCGGTATTCCGGTCGAAAGCATAAATCACTATTGGCATAAGGGGAAGCACTTCTCTATGCACTCCACCACGAACAACCCCTCCGTGTCGTGGGATGATATCAAAGATGGTATCATAAAGGAGATGAAGACGTACTCCCCGAAGTACGAACCCATCAAGCGCACCAAATCAAAAGACCCTCACTGCTTAGTCATAGACCCAGCGGATGTACACATAGGAAAGCTGGCTACATCATTTGAGACCGGAGAGGAGTACAACTCCCAGATTGCAGTATCCAGAGTCAAGGAGGGAGTGCAGGGAATCCTTGACAAGTCAAGCGGATTTAACATAGACAAGATTGTTCTCATCGGAGGCAACGACATCCTGCACATAGACACACCGCGTCGCACCACAACATCAGGAACCCCACAAGATACGGATGGAATGTGGTATGATAACTTCTTGACTGCCAAGCAGTTGTACGTGGACATCATAGAACAGCTCGTTCAAATAGCTGACGTTCATTTCGTATACAACCCGTCAAACCACGACTATACCAATGGTTTCTTCTTGGCTGACGTTATCATGACGTGGTTCCGAAGCCATAAAAACATAACCTTCGACTGCTCCATAAGCCACCGCAAGTACTTTCAGTATAGCAATAACCTTATTGGAACTACGCACGGAGACGGAGCCAAGGCTCAGGACTTACCGTTATTGATGGCGCAAGAGTCACCCGATATGTGGGCATCTACAAAGCATCGGTATGTATACACGCACCACATACACCATAAAACATCTAAGGATTTTATTGGTGTGACCGTAGAGAGTTTGCGTAGCCCAAGTGGCACGGACTCATGGCACCACCGAAATGGCTATCAGCATAACCCTAAGGCTATAGAAGGATATATACACCACCCAGAACACGGCCAAGTGGCGAGATTAACTCACATATTTTAAGGAATGGACAAAGAGACGAGAGAAAAATATTTACAGTTTGCTTTGGTGGTTGCAATAGATATACTACTTTGGGTGTGGATTATTAAATTCCTTACACTCTAATGAAATCAATCGAAACGTATAAGCTTGTTGGCAGCCTGCACCTGCTGCCCTATGTGACTATTTGTTATGATAGTTTAATTTGCGAAAAGGCAATCACAATTGGGTGGCTTTGGTGGGGTATATCCATTGTAAAAAAAGATTCCCTTCACCTATGAAATACCGCGTTCATTATACCTACTTTGACCAAGCCGTAAATAAGGCAGCGAAATGGGAGCAGAGAGAAAAGGACTTTGAGACAAAAGAAGAAGCTCGTAATTTTGTAAAGAAGATAGATTGGAACGTATCAGTTCGTAACGTAAACATTCAGCCAGTGCCATGAGCGACTATAAATTTCTCTACTGGGATGACCCCGGGGATAGTCAAGATGATGTAGACAATCAGGAAGCCATCAAGCGTATGGAGATTATCATGCGCAACGGAAACTCGGGCGTCCATTACGACATCTACGAGGACGAGGATGAAGATTCCTAATCCTAAATATGTAGAGGGGGAAACCTTTATCGTTGATGGGAAGAAGTACTTAGTTCTTGATTACCTGATGGTCACAAAAAAGTTTCAGGTGTCAGAGCAGTTCTCTTATTATACCATACAAGACCTACAAACAAACAAGGTGTACCAAATGCCTTGGTCCAAAATACAAAACACAGAATCACGCTACGCAGGAATCCTCCGATATGAATGACCCAAAACACTTCGACTATTTCGCTGACCATCCATCATTAAGGGGTGAGGCTAAAATACCAATGAACGCAGACGAGCTCTTTCGCTCGGTCGAACAATGGGCAGTGGCCAGAGGCCTTGACGACCCAAAGAACAAAAGCAAGCAGGCGCTCAAGGTTATGGAGGAGGTTGGTGAGACCATGGCCGCCATGGCTCGAGGCAACAAGGCCGCACTCAAGGATGGCATCGGTGACTCTATGGTCACGCTAATCATATTGGCTATGCAGTGTGGACTATCTGCTAGGGATTGCCTGGCTTCTGCTTACGATGAAATCAAAGACAGGAAAGGCAAGACTGTCAATGGCGTATTTATAAAGGAGTAATCCTCCCGCGCCTTTAGCTCAGTGGTTAGAGCAGTGGACTCATAATCCATTGGTCGTAGGTTCAAATCCTTCAAGGCGCACACCGCCCCCATAGCTTAATGGATAGAGCAACGCACTTCTAATGCGTAGGTTGCTGGTTCGACTCCAGCTGGGGGTACAAAGTGTAAAATAAAAACACCACAAAGTGTAAAGTCTACTCTCCAAGCATAGCCTTTCGGTACGCCTCAATCTCCTTATCGCTTTTCTTCTTATCTCCTCCTTCTATAACATAGTCAGAGTAGTTGAAGAGCCTGAGCAACGCCTCGCCCGGGTCCTTTGAATCGGGGATGGCTTCGATATTCTTAACCATCTTGTGGATGTTAGAAGCAGGGATGCCCGTCAGTTCTGTGATGTGATTAATCATTCTCCACATGTACTTATCCTTCTTCACTGGGTCAGTAGCCTTGGTGAATGATTTGATATCCTTAAATACCAATCCAATCTGCTCGAATACAGGGAGCGTAGTAAATTCTCCAGCCCACGGAGCGCCACTAACGAGGTCCTTGACTGCCGTAAGAATATCTCCAACAATAAACAAGGCGTTGAGGTTGCCAAGCAATGCCGCACGGCCAAGTGCCTGCTCATCCTCCTCATCCCAATCGGAAAGTAATCCGGGAAGGCCGAGGGCAACCCATTGGAACACCATAGGAACAAGGATGTGATATGTCACTACTCGTCTTGCGATATCACCATATCCGTCCTGTGTTGGTAGACCCTTCATCTTTCTACTTAGGCTCATGAAGGCGCTCATCTCTCTGCGAAGCAACGCCTTTGGTGAAGATAAGAACACATTCAAGAATCGGTATGCAGGGCCGCCAGTTTGGAACCAGTCCTTGTTGGTAATGCCACTATCTTGCTGCGTTCTGAGTGCCTGTTTAGTCGCCTTTTCGCTCGCATACTTCTGAGCCCCAGCCTCGTCACCGGGATTCTTCTCCAAGTACTGCTGCTTGTAGTACAAGTAGTTAGCAAGACCACCCATGATACCACCCTTGTCACCCTGCTTAACCAAGTACATGAGTGAGTTCATTAGGTTTCTCGTCTGCTCTTTTGTGACTGTAATATCCTTGCCACCTACCTTTTTATTTACAAGGATTGGAGACTCATTGAGAGAACCCTCATAGCTGTATCCTTCTAGGATATCTCCAATGTTTGAGTTCTCATATCTCTCCTGAAACAGGGGCGAGTTAGCATACCACTCCTTCCATAGTTTGCGAGCCTGAGGAAGAGCGAGGGCAGTGTACTTACTCCAGTTTGTGTAGCCGATATAGTCAGCAAAGGCAAATGCAGAAGTGAGCTGCTTCAGGAATACCGTTGGGTTGATGGCAAGCTTAGACTTGATATACATACCCATCATAGCATTGGCAAGCTGAGATTCGTTTTGAGAGATTCCCTTTCTTGCAACCTTTTGCATCATGTCCTTCAGAGCGTCGTATGTATTCTTACCACCGAGCTCTATGATTGCTGCCTTTACGTTCGCATTGTCAAGAACCTTGCTCAGGTCTCTCATGGCCTCAGCATAGGCACGGAAGTATTCCATGTCTTTGAGGTATGAGTTGAGCACCGAGTTGCCATCGACACTTTGAATGGGACGAGAGTTCTTTACCCTCGCCTTGGTAGACTGGCCACCAACGCTGGTCTGGTATTCAGAAGAGCCGGCCAGTAAGTCGAACTGAAGGTCGCCCTCTTCGCCCTCTCTAAAAATTCTGCCTGCATAGAACTGATTCCATGGCATGTTGGTTCTATAGATGGCCTTGTATACCTCGTTGTATTTTTCATACAGGCTGGGATACAGCTCGTTAACCTGCCAGTCTGCCCACTCTTTTGTCTTGGCATCAAGTCTGTCGGTAATCTGCTGCATGATTCTAGCATACTGGTTCTTACCAAACTTCTTCTCAAAGGATGCCACATTAGCGGGGTCCTTGTATTGATTATACAAGTAGTAAGCTTGGTTATTACTGAGAACAACCTCAAGCTTTTCAAGCTGTCTAATTATCTGCGCCTTACGTTTGTTGGTGGCAGAGTCGTATTCCTTCTTCAGCTCATTAGCCTTCTCCTCGTTAAGCCATATGACATTCTTGTCATTGATGAGGTCTTTACTCACAACAGGCACAGCATTACGCTGCATCTCAAGCTTGTAGTTATCGCCCCATATCTCCTTGGCTTTGTTGCTGATGATATCAAACACTTGTTTCTTGCCAGAGACAAAAGAAACTCGAGCCTTGAAGAGCCTGTCATCAAAGATTTCCATGAGCTTGTTGCCGCCCATGGCCTCAGACAGTCCGCTTGATATTCTTTGAAGCAATAGAGCGAGGTCCATTTGCTTGGTGAAGAACTCATCCACGCTGTTCTTTATCTTACCAACAAAGGACTTAATACCTCCATCAAAGGTCTTCCTTCTCTGCTCCTTGTTCTTAAGTTCTATAAGCTTCTCCTTGTTAGCCTCTTCACCCTCCTCGGAAAGGTCGAGCTCCTCACCCGTGATGCCATTGTAGGCGTCAGATATAAGATGCTCATAGTAAGCACGTTGAGCATCAATCTCTCCGCGCATCTGCGAGCGACCCGTAGATATAAGAGTACGGAGGTTGTCTCTCACGGCAGCAAGGGCGTCTACCTTATGCGGGTTGTTATCCTCCATAAGCATCGCCTCGTTGTACATAAGAGCAATAGAGAGCGCGTTCATCTCGTCGCTCTCTTCCTGCGTCAGCGCGGTCTTTACAGACAGCTTATTGAATCTCTTCTCCTGCTTCTGCATTAGGTCCTCAATGTTCTGAGCAGACATACCCTCATCTACGAGCATTGGGCTCTTCTTATTGGTAAGGGAACCAAGGATGTTCTGCAAGGACACGCTTACTCTGCCCACTCTACGACCCGATACCATTCTAGTGGTGGGGGTCTTCAGGAGTTTGTCAATAGCAGCACTTAGGTCACGCACATAGAACTCGTTGACGAATCCAGTGACGCGCTCCATCACTGCGGGCAGTGAGTCTGGAGTGGCGTCTGTGATAGCCTTCATCAGCTTGTTGACATCAGCCTTATTGAATACGGTCTTAGGCAAGTTCTTGCGGATGAACATGCGCATAGCGCGCTTAGCTTTTTCAAGTTCAGCCGCGCCCTTCTTCATGTTGGAAAGCATCGCACGCAACGCCTTGAAGTCCGCTTGGAACTTCTTGTTGGCGGCGGGGATGTTCAATGCCTTGTCCAATCCAATCTGCATCTCCGCCTGAATGGTTGGGCTCTGCGCTTTAAAGAAATCAGAGTTAACCAACAGCTCCTGAGCCTTGGCTCTTACATCCGCAGCGTTGTGTAGCAACACGCCCAATCTCTTGGCATTAGCATAGCGCTTAATCTTCTTGGTCAACTCGTTGAAGAACGCCTGACCCTGAGCAACACCGCCCTCCGCATTGGCGAAGCCATCGGGGAGCATAGTGCCCATCACATCGATAGGCACAGCGAGTGCTGACTTAATCTCGGTGGCGCTGTATCCCTGCTCCTTCAAGAAAGCAGCTATAACTCTATCGGTGTAGCCCCTCTCGCGCACATCATTGATGAACTCGTAGATGCTCTGCGTTCCGGCGCCATAGCCTTGGCGGCGTAGTGAGTTGGCGCTTCCGCCCCCGCCAATAACTCTAAGGAATGGGTTGAAGAACTTCCCATCCAGCGTCATGTGGTAACCGGAGACCTCACCGGTGCGCTCATCACGTCTAGGCTTTGTGCCGAGCCTGTCATCAAGCTTGCGCACAGCGATTCTAAACTGAGCGGGGTCGGTAGTAGCGGGAACAAATCCCTTATGGTTCATATTAAAGCGGTGACCTAGCTCCTGAGCCTGACTCTGAGGCTTAGCGCTCCAGTTCTGGTATGCAGTGGCGTCGCCCCTCTTCTGACGGATAGCGGGAGGTGGTTCAACGCCAGCCTCTGCCCTTAGGTATTCACCGTGGAGTCTCTGTATATCATTAAAGAGCTCTTGACTTATAAATCCGTCTTTAAGCTCTTTGCGTGCTAAAGAATATCTTTCTGGGTCAACGCTCTTAGCCAAGAGATTGCCAGAGCTTTCCAGATACACACTGCTAATAAATTCACCATGGTCATCCCCGGCTATTTCCTCAATACTTCCGAGCGATTTCACTCTACTTGAAGTTGAAAAAAACGAACCGCCAACCGTAACTAGATTTGATATGACAATGGGAGTCGAGCCGGGACCCTCTTCTGAGCCTTCCCAAATAAGTAGGCCTGAAGCAACAGTCTTGAGCTTTCCGGTATCCTTGAAATTTTCTGACGGCTTAAACTGTAACCCGCCACCCACATATTCAAGGTCGCCAAAAGAATCTACTTCTACATTAATGCTAACTTCTCCGGAGACGCTTCTTAAAGACCCAAGATTTATAGCGTGACCCGCGTAATCGTCTGACGCCGAAATGGTCAAATAATTTACAGTTTCTAAAGCCCCCAAGTCAAACCCTGAATCACCTAAGCGGACTCTAAGAGAACCGACAATTTCTTTTAAGTGTGGACCAAGGGTTCTTAGTGTTTTATTGTCAGTTATTTGTAACGACCCTTCAAGTTTTTTTAATTTACCTAGGTCCCTCAGTCTTGATTTCTCTCCTATCACAATTGGGCTTGACCTAACAATTTCCTCAAGTTCTCCAAAGCTTTCTAAAGTATCCGGAACCCCGTATTCAAAACGTCCAAGACGCTTCATCTTGCCAAGCGTTATTATTGAAGGCGGTAAATTTAAATCCCCTTCAACAACCTTCAACTCCCCAAGAGACATTAATTTTTGTGCATATGACAAATCAAGATTGTCACCTACACGCTCTAATTTACCAAGAGACTCAAGCTGCCCTGCGCTATACAAGTTAACATTATCTTGGACAGTGGTTAAATTGCCAAGGCTTCTTATGTCGTTTACTATATGCACACCTTGGTCGACACTTGTTACTCCTATATGAAAATCTAAGGAGTTTTCTTGTATGAATAAATCACCGCCAACTAACTCAATATTACCGGTGCTGTTTTTATCATATATGGTTGCGTCCCCTTCAACAGTTTTTAAATTAGCGGGGATGAGCTGTGACTGTTGGTTGTAATGTCCCGCGATGACCCTCAAGCTTTTAGCACTATTGGAGATAGCGTTTGAAACCATTCGGACGGCCCCCTCTTCGCCATACGCCTCAACGAGGCTTGCAAAAATGTCAAACGATGTAAAGCTCCCTCCCGAATAGAGCACTACATAGTCTGTAGCATGCGACACATAATCGGATGGGTCCTCGTTATTTATCGCTTCACCGAATAACTCAAACACCCTAGCTTTTCCTTTTATCTCAAGCCTGCTGCCAATTTGCTTCCCATCTCTCATGGCCTCTATCGCCGCAGCTTTTAAGCCCATACGAATTAAATTGTCGCCATAAAAGTTTCCAATAAGAACCTCGGTCTCCGGGGTTAATTCTTCCATGCCTCGGGCAACTTTTCCTTTTATCTCAGGAGCAACATCGTTAGCATCAATCTTTAAATTAAAGTCCTCATTGAGTCGCTCGACGAAACCATTTCCCCCATACTGCATGAAGCTGTATCGGTTTGCTTCAGCAGTAAGGCTAGATACCGTTCTAAAGTCCTGCAAGGTTAAAGGGCGCTTCGATATCTCCTCCCTAAACATCCTTATCTTTTCGTTGAAGCGCTGCCCCTCTGCCCATTTCTCACCGCCCGGAACGGCGCCACTTTCCAAGAACTGCTCAGCTACAGGGCGCATCTTTGGCTCCATCTGTTGTCCTTCAAGGATACCTCGCACCTCTTCAATGCTTCCTCTTCTTGTTCTTACGGCAATACGGGCTTTTGGCACGCCGCCTTTATCCGTTGTTACAAAGACATAGAAATCGCCGCCCCTAAGCTGCCCTTCGGCTCCGGTCTTTGTGCACCATGGCGTATCCTGAACAAGCTGACTTAAGGCGTCTGCGTTGTCATTAATATCTTGCTCACTAACACCGTCGCCACCGGGGAACTTAAGCCACGTGCCCTCAGCGGTATCGTACATCTTAAATGCCTTAACAACATTGGGCGCGTTGGCCATCATCGTCTCAACGTATTCTTTTAATACTGCGTCTGATGATATGGTCTGCTCGCCAACCATTCTACTAATGGTGCCCTCGTCGTATGGCGTGTAGTTACGAAGAGTTTGGCGATTTCTCTTTTTGTAGCTCCCTGTTCTAGCGTCGTAGTTATGTGTGACGACAGCATCGAAAAGCATCAAGCGAATGGCGGGGGGTATACCGATTTCATGTTGTAGAAAGGCTGCCCATTTCTTTATAGTGTCATCTTGAGTGACTTGATATTCGTTTAGCACACGCATTCTGTGATAATCACTTTCTGCCTTCTCTTCAATTTCCGCAACCGTTTTCCTACTGAGACCCATCCGGTCTGCTTCTTTTGCCTGACCAAGAATATCTTTGGTGATGTTATCGCCATCGTATATTTTAAGAAAGTCAATTATATAACTATCAGTTTGGTTAACCTGTGCGCCTATAGCAAACGCTATAGATTCTAGAAATCTATATACAGCCTGTGCTGGAGAGCTGCTTTTTGGGAATAGGCGGTTGGCCAATAGGATGACAGCATTAACATCTTTGAGATTTGTTTTTTTAACGTCTGCCCTATTAACATCGGCGGATGTATCTGAATCAAATAATAGGCTATCTAAAACCCTTTCAACAATGCCTTCGGCTCTACTCGCTTGAAGGATTTCTTCGCTGGTGGGCTCTACTCCATCTTTTTTATAGCCCATTGCCGTGAAAAAGCGACCGCTATCTTCAAGAACTGGAAGTATCTCCCCCAGCATCTTAATGGCTTCCTGCTGGTACTTCTCTTGGATACCAGCCTTCTGATACTTAATGCCTTCAGTCGGAGTGATGGTAATCAATCCCTTCTTCTGACGCATAGCGTTCTTAGTTTCAAGGGTCTGAGGTGAGCGCTTCATGCTTTGCGCACCATCATAAGCTACTCGAGTAACAGAGAATCCAAACTTCTCATAGAACTTAGTCAAGTCCTTGGCCATCTTTGCGAGCTTGGCTTCAGAATACTCTTTACGAGTTACCGGGTCTCCTTGATATCGCTTTGTTGGATACGCATCAAGTTTAATAGTCAGGCCAAGTTTATCGGCGGCTGCCGTAATACGATTCATTAACCTAGTGCCAGCTCCAGTTCCAGCAAGCCTTGGGTCAAATAATTCAATGCCATCTATGTATATAACATTACCCTCTTTAGGGCTGATACGTATGTTCATTTCAAGCTCCGGATTCTCAACCGAAGTGTCCATAGTCATAAATCCACCCCGCATAATAATGCTTGGGAATATGTGGAAGTCTGGGTCGTTTGCCATTTCGGCAAACAAGTTGGCTACATTGTTGTAAGGCTGATAGAATTCTCTACGCCAATTGAAATCCTCATCCATGAAGTACACCCTCACTTCGTCCGCGGTAAGAGCATCATCGGTACTTGTTGGATATGGTTTTCTTCCCTTTCTGTTCAGGCTTTCACGAGCCTCCTCGTTGGTCATCGCCTTCTTCTGACGAAGTGCTGGCTTCTTGACCTTGATGTTCTCGATAGCCATCTGCTGCTCTCCCGTAAGCTGAGCTGCTGGGAGGGCATCTTCTAGAGTAATGACCGTGGGCTCCTCAACTATATCGGTAGGAATCTCAGCGACATACTGAGCGCCCATGGCGGAGCGTGCAGCCTGAGGCTTCGCTCTTTCTCCAATCTCTATCTGAGGACCGGTTACTGGCTTGGCCTTGGGATATACTTTGCGCACATCCACGGCCTTATCGAACACCATTATGGGTGTCCCCTCAATAACAAACGGATAAGAGGGGTGGGTATCCATTCCCTCCTTGCGGGTATCGATTACCTTGCTGTCCTTATTGAACTGAATAGCAGATATAATATCTCCATATTGTACCTTCTCAAGAGATGGGTCGTTGACATAGTCAAGAACGCCCGTCTTCATCTTTGCCGTTGGCATCAATGGCGGTATCCCAAAGCGCTCATAAGAGGTGGCAGAGAAGAACGACTTAGTGAATGCACCACGAGTGTCATATGAGATTACTCCCTTGCCTTCAATGGGCATAAGGTCTCTCAGGTCTTCCAAGGTTTCTATTTGTCCCTTGTGTCCTTTCTTCTCTAGCTGTTCGGCAATAGTAACGCCGGGAGTTCTTGATGCTGTTCTAAGTTTGGCGTTGACATAGTCAATCAATTCCTGTGGAGACGCGCCCTTCATGACGGCGTTCTGAATTTCCGCCATTAGATATTCATAAAAGGAAAGGCTACCAGCAATACCATCAGAAGCCTGAGACATCACCAATCCTACACCATCGCTCTCTTTTACTTTCTTTAGAATCTTGTTGGCTGCCGTCTCGCTAGTAAACGCCCAGCCCATACCGCTACCATAGGGGTATAGGTATCCACCCTTGAAGAAGTATCTCGTTCCAGATGGGCTCTCAATTTCACCATAGGTTGCTTGGTCGGCTGCAAATACAAACGCATTAGCGCCCGACAAGTCGTTGATGCTACCGCGCTTGATAGCCTCTATGTCGATGCCACCTCGGTTAAGCTGCTGCTTGCGTGTGGCGTTTATGTTTATAGAATCTGAGCCCTTCTCATTAATGTTCTCAGCAACAGTGCCAGATGCGACTGTTGAGCCGGGCTCCGCAGCGCTATCAAGAACAACGAGGTCAGCCGCTACAATCGCCTTGCCTCTCGCAACCTTGCGGGCGAGGACGTCAAGCATAGCGGTTACGCTCTCGTCGGTTTTACCAAACTCAGAAGGAAGAGACACATTGAATGCTCTCGCCAATCGCTTAATAAACTCTACAATCTGTCCCTTAACCGTCGACGTTGCGTTGACGTACTCTCTAGACAGCGCACCCATGAGCTGAGCGAGGCGCTCCTCATTCTGGAAGTTCTCGTCGTAGTTCTGTGCGAAGGCATCAATCTCTTTTGCTAGGGCACTGTCATCCGCAAGAGTCTTGCGGACATTCTCCATCATGGTCTTGGCCACAGCCTGAGCCTTGGAGTCCGTTCTAACCTTGTTCAAGAATATAGCATGGAACACCTCGTGCGCTACCGTGCTTGCGTCCGCTGTCGCAAGGTTGATATGGATTACGCCATCGTTGTAGGCGCCCTCATCTGTCGCTGCTGTTCCGGTGTTCTTAGAGAACTCCTCGCCTGTGGCGTGAAGTATAATCTTCACATCGGGCAACAGCTTTTGAATGGCCTTAGCTCCACGAACGGCGAGCTTCTCAATGCGAGTCTGCTCCTTAGTGAGTGGCTGTGCGCCCGTCTCATTAACGACCAGATTGTCGGAGAGCTTTCTACCCCCCTCGAATACGGCAGCAACCTCTTCATTTGTGGCGGCAGCTACTGGTGCTTGACCAAGCGCTTCAGCCTTGAGGTCTTCGAGTTGTTGTTGCTCCTCCTCAGTGAGGGTTACTTCTTCTTCGACACGCGCTTCGGGAGCGACTTCAGGTTCTGCTTGGGGTGCTCCTTCCGCCACTTCTTCGCCAACTCTGGCTTCTGGCTGAACAGGAACTTCACTTGTTGCTTGCTCTTGAATGGCATCTTCTTGTGATTTTGTATATAGTTCTTTTATCTTCTCATCAATCTTAGCGACCTTTTCTTTTGCTATAGACTGAACCGCATCGTCCTTACCGGCGACCTTTTCTAAAGTTAACTGCTTTTCTCTTACGAGATTAAACATCTCTGCCTGAGCTTCCTCCGGCATATCCTCGGGGATTTTACCAAGAACGTCAATGAACTCATCAACATTGGCAATCACCCTATCACCTTCGGCTCGTTCCATCTTGCCAGCAGCAACCTGTTGGTCGATGTACTCAGATACTTTTTCTCTTTTAATTGCGCCAACAAATTCCTTGGCCTGCTTGAAGTCTTCTGATGTAACACCCTCAGGTCTAGAGAATGCACCGACTGTTCCAGCTATAATGCCACCGCCAATAGCTTCTTGAGCTCCGGCATATAGCACGTCCATCACAATTTCTTGTGCGGTCTTTGGCTTGAAAATATTCTTGCCTTGAGAGTCGGTTACATATTGATTAATCAAATCATTTGACAACTCCTGAAGAGCACCCGTCTCAAATTCAGAGAGGCCACCCTTTGTAATCTTACTGGCGTATCCCCTTAATCCCTTGGCTTCTTGGCGAACAACTCTTTCAAAAGCCTCGGCTCCCACGTCTTCGCCCATTCCAGCAAGTCGGGTAAGAACCTTACCCGCCAAAATTCTTTTCACCATGGGCATCCCATTCAGGGTGTTTCTCAAACCAACTCTTTCAAGTATTCCCTCAATGCCAGCGGTGGCGAGTAAGTATGTTTGTCTTTGAGCCTCAGTCATTTGAAGGTCTGGATTCGCAGCAAGCTCATTTGCTAATTGCTCTTCCGCCGCCTGATAAGACATGTCCATAAAAGATAAGCCCATCGTAGAAGCAGATGTTGCCATCGCGGGCAACGAGGTCATTAGTCCACGAACGGCACCCGAAAAGAATCTATCCTGAAGCTCTCTCTCTTTTCTTTTATCAATGGCGTATCCAGCCTTTTTGATAATTTCCTCTCGGCCCGCTTCCTTTATATATGGTAGAACTTCATTCTCAATACCCTTGTCTACCGTGGCAAAGTATTCCATGTATGCCGCATTGGCCGCAAGGGCATCTGAGTAGCCATCATCAATGGCCTTCTTATACATAACATATAAGTCGGGGTGCTTATCTTTTTTGTCCTCAATAAAGCGAGCAATCACCTGACCGTTCAGTGAGTTCTCTTCTCGGATATTGTTAACCCAGTTTCCAAATCCCTCAATGAGACCGTTCCACTTGTCGCCAACCCACTCTCCAGCAGTAACTTCTACTGGCTCAAGTAATTCTGATTTATCCTCTTTGGGTTTTACTAAACCTTTTACTACTTGGTTAAATGCAACAAATGGGGCGGCAAGCGTTGGAACCTCTGGAGCCTTTATCTCCTCGGGTTGCGGCATCTCAACGGCGCCCTCTTCAATGCGACCCTCCATAACTGCCTGAGCCTCTGGAGATATCCCTTCTTCGCCAGCAATAGCGCCGGTCTCAAGGTCCATAGTAATGCCCTCCTCGGTAACAACCTCGGTTGGTCTAGTCTCATATGGCACAGGAATGGGCTGCTCTTGTGGAGCAACACCGCCCGCCTCTTGGATAGCCTGCTGCGTCTGTGGCGCTAAGCGTGGAGACGGGGGGAGTGTAAGGTCACGCCCGGGTAAAGAAGCCAAAGTAGGCGTCTCCATAGGAGAAGCCAACTGCTCTTCTTGAAAAGAAACCTCTGAAGGTTCTTCTTTTTTTTTTAATGGAGCATACTTTACATCGAACTCTTCACGCCCTTTGGTATATAAGCCGTCTCTAGTTACAACACCAAATACTTTATCTCTATATTGTGGGTCTTCGTACTTAACTATAAACTCTTCATATGAGTTGGTATAGTAACCCTTAGATACGAGGGTGTCGTATAACTTTTTGAGCTCGTCATTCATGCTCCAAATTTAATAAATTATTAGCTATGCTTCTTAATCGAGCTCGCCAGTAACCGTGGTTGTTTGGGTTGTTGTTTGAGTTGATTGTTTTTTCTTAAGCTCATCTTCAATAAACGTCTTAAGCTTAGTCATCTCAGCAATTCGGTCAGCCTCATCTGTGTAGTCAAACTCAACAACAAATTCTTTACCTTCTGGAGTTGTGATAGTTATCTCATCACCAGCCAATGTGCCAGTGGTTTTAGCTGAATACCCGGCTCCAAGAGCCTTAGCGACTCTGTCCATAATTGGTAGTGCCTCTTCTTGAAATAATCCAAACACACTTGGGTCAGCGATATTAGACTCTGTGAGTATCTTGGTTGATTCAGCCCTTGGGTCAAGCGCTCCAGCCGATGTGAATCCTTGACCCGCATAATCTTCGCTGCGCCCCTTGTATGGACTCTTCTGCCAATCAATGAAGGTCTGCTCAATAGGCAATCCCGGAATCAAGAAGCCACCGGCTCTAGTTGCAAACTGCTCAAAACCACTTGAGGCACCAGTTGGAGCCTTTGGCATGGCAAGTCTTTCAATTCTTCCATCCGTAAACGTGATGTTCATATTGCCATCAGCAGTCTTATTAATAGACTTAATGGCTGGGTTCAGTGCGCGTATGGCATCAGCAGCAACGGCTGCTTCATTAGCGCTTCCTGAGTAGAGCTTACGAACGAGCTCGAGGTGTGCGAGGTTCTGCTTCTTTTGCTCTCCCCTTCCAAGTTCTGCTTCCGTCGGACGCTGAATAGGCATGGGAGTTTCAGCGCGGTCAAGCTGTACTCTGAGCTGAGCGCGAACCGCCTCTGCGGCTGCCTTGCGCTGCTCTTCCGTAGGTTTGGGTTGGTATAAACCAGAGCTGTCCTGCTCTACCAATATCTTCTTTGGGTCGGATGCCGCCTCTTTTGGGTCTACGGTAAACGTATAATCTAAATAGTCTGTAAGAATACCACCGATGTTTCTAGGAGACGTCATCATGGACGCTATGATATCGTTCTCTGCCTGAACATATTCCTTTCGCTGCATGATGTCCTTCAACGCCATGACGCCTCCCGCTCTGATTGAACGGGTGTAGTCCCCAAGAACCTTCACTCTCTTAGATACTTCTGCCGGAACATCGTACTTATTAATCTGGTCTTTTGATTGGGCCGTCATTGCGGCAATACCCATATACTTAGATGGGTCTGCAATCACGTTTCCGTCTTTATCTTTTTCCGCAATAACAACACTATAACCTAGTGGGTCAACAAAGATGGCTGTACTAGCTGGGTCTCGATACTTGTCCAGCATTTCGTTTTTAAATTGCTCAAGCGCTCCCGCCTCGCCATTCTGCAAGCGCTCCATAGCCTTAGCGTAAAGGTCTCTATCCTGCTGAGCCGCATCAGCCAACAGGTTAACGCCATCCATAATGTTCTGACGCTTCTTTAAATATTCATTTGGGTCTAGAAGACCGGCCTTCATCTGCTTCTCCGCTAGCAATAATGCTTCGCGGATGTTTGACGCGCCATCCATGAAATAATCACTAGATGTCGGCGGCAAATTCTGCTGCATTTTTTCAGCAGCAACAAGAGTCTCTCTAGTTTTATCGTCAATAGCCTGACGCTTCTGCTTTCTCTCTTCTGAGATTTGTATCAAATCATCAGATAACGTTTTACCTATGGACGCCCAATCAACAAACGCCTCATCGCCCCGCTTAACGTATCCTAAATAACTCTTAGCCATTGGTCTTACTTATTGTATTGGCCCATTAGGAACATCATATATGGGTCTACGGATTGAGAAACTTGATTCAAAAACACATTTGGATAACCCGATTGTCCTCTTTGGGTATCCATTACATATCCTTCATATCCAGTAGGATAGTTCTTATCCATGTACTCCTTCAGCTTTTGCTGTTGAGACTGGAATTGATTGAACATATCAGACTCTCCGGGCATTAATCCCTGACCAATCTGACTTCCTGCCTGACCGCCTATCTCACCAAGCGATTGACCAATTCCCTCTGCCGCCTCCATTCCAGCTGCGGCCTCTCTGGCCTTTTTATATAAGGGCATCCCAGTGGCTAGTGTGCCAGCGGCATTAACCAATCCCATTGTTCCGCTCGTCATTGCTTTGCCAGCGGCTTCCTCAGCCTGCGCTGCTGCCACCTGAGCGCCGAAGGCTTCCCTTACGTCAAGATTTGATAGCAAGCCAAGTCTTCTGGCTTCATCCTCAGCGACAGCTAAATCTCTTTTATAAATATCTTGAGCCATTGCTTCGCGCTGCTTTTCAGCGGCAGTGAGGCCAAGGGCGCCAACTCTTCCAACACTGGCAGCGAGTTCCCTAGCTCCCGCTTCTCTTGCAGCCTCTATGGCCTGCATAGACTGTGCCGTTATCTCGCGCTGAGCCGTCTCATATGCTTCAGTGGGAACCTGAAGTCTTTCAAGCGGAGCCTGCGTAAGCTTAGCCCTAGCATCTGCAACCGCCTTAGCGGCAGCAGCTTCAGCCTCTTTCATGTATTTTTTTTGCTGGGCCGCTTGGGTATAGCTCATCAAAGAACCTCCAACCTGAGCTCCAACTGATATTAATACGGGTAATGGTATTGGCATAACTTTACAAAGATAGTTTAAGGATATGACTTAAATATGCCAGCCTCAGCGCTAAAGAGCTCCACAGGCTGTGTGTTTTCATTCGTTAATGTAACCTCGCAGAAATAACCCAGTGTTCCATGTGATTCTGCTTGAGGATTTTTAACATAAAATATATAGTTTCCCGGAGATGGAACGGGCCCGGCTGTGGCATCCACTGTTACGGTTGTATAATCTGACGATACACTAACAACATCGCCGACCAACAACTCTTGGGGCGTTGAATAAAAGTAGATAGCATCTCCATTGCTAATCATCGTTCCGACATTGAATCCGAAATCAATTTCATACAGGCTTCCGCCAACATTGGTAACGCTAACCGCAGTTCCAATGCCATTGACGGAACGCTGCTTTAGATTAACTACATTCTCATGCGCCCTAATAAAAGCAAAGTATGAGCCTTCTTTAAGTTCAAACCATCCGCTCTCAATAACACCAGTCTGCAAATCGGTAACCGCCTCGGCTTTCCATGAGTCGTCAGACTCAAGGGATATAGTCTTGAATACTTTATTCTCTGTTGGCGATTGATTGAACACCGTAGTTATTGAGCAGTTTGGAGAATTGTGAACGCCATAAAACTCACCGCGACTTTCATTGGTGTGGTGTTTAAATATATTACCGCCATTGAACGTATACAGATTATCACTCATTCCAATAATATATTCTGGAATGTAGGAATAAAATGTGGGAAATCCCTTTACGGATGGGCTATAAGATAGTGTTTTATCGCTCATTATAGACAGGTTATTTCTAGTTGATACTGAGCACCAGCTCCCACTGATATAATTCTAACGGTTGCATTTTCTGGGAAGGCTGTAGATTTACTTACGGCCATACTTCCAGATGTAGTGACAGCACCGCTAGATGTTGTGGTTCCATTGTATATAACTTGGAACTCAATGGTTCCAGCAATAGGACCAATCGTCCACACAAGATTAAATGAGCCTGTGGCATCACCAAGGGCAAGCGTGAACTCAGTCACCTCGTCAGCTCCGATGTTTGTATTAATAAGAGTGCCACATGGGACTACCGTTGGAGTCCACTCAACAGCGTCATCCGCTTTAATTGAAAGGACATATTCATCTAGGTATGGGTCATATCCACCGAGCTTCTGTGAGCGCGGAGAGTTGTTAAACTCATCTCTAAACCAAGAGCCCATTCCGTATTCGGATACAACCTCAAGTGTTTCATTATTATAGCTAGAGCCACTGAGCTTAAGGACTGCCCCTCTGGTCACGTCGGTGAAGAACTTATCCTTACCAAATGAGGCAAAGCTTTCGGGGTTCTGACTGATGCCATACTCCTCGAGTCTAGCAATCTGAGTACCAAGAACTTCCGGAACAGAAGTGATGGCTCCGCCCGCAGCGGCATCAGACAATAAGTTCTTGCCCGCAAGTACATAAGATATCTTATCCTCCTGAAGAACAAGGATGTCTGTCTGTCTTCCGTGAAGCTTTTGAATAGAGGCGAATGAGCGCTCCAAATCCTTATAGTTGACAAGGGCTGTGTTGAACTCGTTAAGCTTATTGACGTTGGTGTCAGCGTTATAGATGCCACTGTATATGACGGACGCAAAACGATGCGCCTCTATGTAGTCCTCTTCTGCAACAGCGCTGAATCTGTTTCCTATAACAACAGCGCTAGATGTTATTCCATCTGAATACCTATACCCTTCTACGCCATTTCCAAAAGTATAGCAATTGAAGAAGTCCAAATTAGATATTGCTGGCTGCGATGGTCCTTGGTTCAAGACATTACCCCTATGATATCCTCCAACAATTTGAAATGATTGAGAGCTCTCATAGTACAGTTCATCATTCACTGCCTCCGCTTCCGTTTCAAAAGCTATGAACGTATTAACGGAGCCTCCGAGTGAAAACTTGCCAGCGTTTATCTTCATATATAAACCATCGGGAGCTCCAGAAATAAAGCCATCTGGTTGATACTGAACATCAAGAACGTCAACAGTTACCAATGACGAAACTGGTCCGTTGGTGTCAGTCTTTACTGTCAAACTATCCCCGGGCTTTGGAAGCAACTGGTTCTGGCCCTCAAGAAGAAACCAGTACTCATTGCCCATCGCTACCGTATTATAAAACTCACGGCTATATACAATGTTGTAATTGCCTTTGGATGGCTTTATAGTGTACTTATATGTCGTTGCCCACTTGGGGGGGAGGTGGTTTATTCTAGTCCTAATAAAGTTTTTGCTTGATGATGTATTAGGTCCGAAGAATGTGCTGTTGGTTTCACAAATAACAGACGTTGAGTTTCGTCCAAACTCATCCATGTATATGATTCCAATATCGTATCCCGTATTGCTGTGCAAACTGTTAGCTTGGTCTTTCTTGTAAAAAACAGAAGAGACGGATGTGGCTGAAAAATACTGAGCGATATATCTAGTGTATGGCGCCGTATCGTTCGCCCGAACAAACTTAGTTACAGGAAACTGGAATGATATAACATCACTAGCGGCAACTGAAGCTGTAATTATCGGAGTCGATGCTGCCGTAGTGCCATACTCTTCTTTTACCCATGGTCCACCGGGAGGGGTTGCGGTATCCACTGGGTTTGGTACAGCACACTCAAATATGTCCGTCCAAGTCAAGCCCGTGCATATAGTATCTACTGGCTGTATGTTTACAGCTGTCCCTATGGTATCCTGAAAATGCGTTGAATTCCAGAAGTCATACGCTGTAGCATAATTTGCGTCAGCCGTTATAACAAACCTTATACTAAATGGAGTCATGGGGTTCAACGTTACCGATGTTCCCACGGCCGTTGTTGCCCCTAAGTCAAAATTTATATCCATGTAGAAAACGTCTCCCTCTTCTATGGATACATTACTAAAGTCTACCTCAATGATTGAGTCTGGAACGGGTACTGGAGGTGCAATATAATATGCGCCTCCATTATTCGTTGAATCAGTAAGGCCATCGGCAAGGATGGATTCACTAATTGGCTCTACGGTATAGTCAATGGTTATTGGCTGATTATCAGAATCAACAATATCGTATCCATCTACATAGTTTCCAAATGTGACGCGATTCCCCATAATGGTTTGCGCCTTTGCTAAACGCGGCACATTGTCATACACCCTTAGCAACTCACTTTCTGGAAGCGTAGTGTATATTTTGTTTGCCGAAAACTTGACAGACACACTGGCGTTATCTGCCCATCCCTGCTCATCCTTATCAAACTTCTCAATTACATTAACAATGTTTGAGTCATTAAGCTTAAAGCAAACATCTATGCCAACTACTAGGTCGGAGCCAGTATTTATTGTAATCTCAGCAGCGTTAAATAAGCTAGACATTCCCGTATTGGTTACGGTGTCGTCATCAAGCTCAAAAACACCGGGCACAAATGCAGCATTAGAAAATTGAGACAATGCGCTATACTCCCCATCTTTATACTTATATCTGTACGCAAAACATACAAATCTGGTATCTATAAAATTCTCAAATCCCCCTGCGGTAAGTGTTGTTACTACAGGAGAGGCCGACGGAGGTGCGGTTATCAATGCAATATCTGCCTCAGATATTTGGTCAACGCCAGCCACGGGAAAGGGGTAGTGTCTATTGACGTTAATCTTTCTTGGCTGATTGTAGTTGTCGGTCCACAAAAGCAGGTCATCTACAATATTGACCCCCGTGATTAAGTATTGTGGGTTGAAGTTTAAAACAGACGTAGATATAACGTGGTATGTCAGTGCATCAATAACCTCATTATAGGATACAATCATATCAACGCCATCTACCGGAGAGTGAACAAACCAGTAAATAGTCTCAGTTGAATCGTTTTGAATAGCGCCAATACACACAGCGCTGCTGCTTAGTGCCGAGCCGTTATACTCGAGGGTAGTTAGTTGGGTGTTACCCCTTACGTTTTTTACAGAACCAACATTGGTGCCCTCAACAGAAGATACCTCCACGTTGAGTGCATCAACGTACTCTCCGTTGGGTATGAGCCTCTCATCAAGGCTCTTGTTCATGCGACCCTTTATAAAGTTGTTCTGTACGTTCATGTTACTTTATCCACTTATCTTGACCACGCAAATTCATAAGCAATCTTCCGGGGTGGATGTTGCTAATTCTAATCTTGGCATTGCGCAACAACGCCGTCTTTTCCTTGCGAGCTCTATTGACAATGTATTCTTGCACTCCAAGCTTGGAGGACAGGATGGCATATCTAATGTATGCGTAGATGTAATCTTCGAATAGCTTGTTGACCGTAATCAAAGAGGCGTCACCGCCCTCCATGCCATCAGAAACATACTCAAGGATACAAACCTTGTTGTCCATTCCTGAGCTGAAGTTTATAACGCCAGCCTTCTTGTCTATTCTAAATGTGGGATTAGCGTTTGCCGTCTCCGTGTTAAGACCATACCACCCTCCAATGCCGTATTCAAAATACCAAGAGCCATTATAGAACCAACCTTCCTGCCCATCAAAAGGACTTCCCTCATTGAGGTATATGCTCTTCTGCTGTCCCGTAATTCTATCGTAGTCGATGTTTGAAAAAGTGGGCTCAATAATGTTGCCGCTTTGGTCAAACAATATCTTGCCGCTTCCGTCCTGAAGGTATGCCTTTGCGCTATTGAGCTGGATATTTTCTGTTAGCGGGAATATGACGCCATCTTTGTACATAGAGATGCGCACCCAGTTTACGTAATCGGAAGGCAGAACAAACCTAAGTTGACTATCTACGCTCAGTTCAAGAACCTTAATTTCTTTAAATGCGTCATAGTTGAGTTCCTGAATGCCGCGCTTGGCGTGAAACAAAACCTGATATCTATTTGTATTATTCACGAGCTCGTGATTACCCGCATAGATAAGCATGAAGTTGTTTACAATATCCTCAAGGCTAACATACTGATAGGTGCCCCAGTTGGCATCATCAGGAGAAGAGCCACTGTTCGCATAATATTGATACTCGGTTAGGTATGCCATGGTTTATTGTTCGCTAGCGTTTTCTTTTTGTTCCTCTGCGTTTCCAAATGTATAGATATCGCCCTCTCTTACTGAGATGCCAGCGTATTGCAAAATCAAATTGACCAACTCAGGTTCATCCGTGGCTGGCAACTCAAAGTCTTGATAATCAAGGGCTGACTGGTTGAATACAGGCTCGCCATTTACGAGTGTGAAATAAGTCCACTTGGGGTCCTGAGGATATCTTATGTAAAACGCAGTGATGTCCGTTGCTCCATTGATTGTAGATGGCTGAATTTCAATATTGTTGCCACGCTGCACATACAATGGGAATGTTTGCGTAGGCGCCATAAGCGTAGAGGACATATATCGCAACTTGCTCTCAGCGATAGGCTCAACAATCTTTGTTGTTGGATTGTATTGTACTACATCTAAAAGGTAATAATCAGCTGGAAGCGCGTAAGAGTTTCCAGATACCTGAGTAAGTTGGGCTGATTCAGAAAAGGTAGATATGACCTCCTCATACTGTTTGGTTATATCGGCCAATCCAGTACCAGACATACGGGCGTTCTCCTTGTTAATCTGATTGTTATACTTTTGAAAGTACTGCTCAAAAATATCTAACTGAGCCTGCTTTGCAAACTGGTTAAAATCAGCCGGAGAGATGTATCCGTAGTTATTTTTATTTATTACCGACAGCACGGTATTGCGCACTGAATCTATCATATGCCAACTTTTTCACAAAGATAGATAAAAAAAAGGGGCCGCTATTCGCAGCCCCTCTCCAACACTAAAACACAAAACAACTTACTCTAGGTTTCTATCCAATAGCTTGATAGTCTCAATACC